AGTCATGCTTATTCTCTAGAACATAATCCTTGGCATCGCCAACATGAAAGTCAAGGGAGCATTCACTGTCAAACTTAGTTCTACCGAAATAGTCCTTAGCTTTACCAATGGCATCCTCAGAATAATCAGACAGAACAAGATTATATTCTTCGTGCTTTAACGCTGATGCGATTGGGAGGCCGATGCCTCCCGCTCCAAGTATTAGTATATTAGGCATAATAAGTCCAAACATCCTCTTCGGTGTAATTAGCGTAAAATGTAATTTGTATATAAAATATATCAGAGTTTTGATAGTTGTCAAGTATTCTATTTTTCATTTTATGCTCCTGGGTCTTGATAATAATCTATCGTATGTCCCTTGCGCGTGTCTTCCGCAATCACGGCATCTATTCCACACTTCTTTGTTTTGTCCGCCATATACTGGCAGATAGTATAGGGCTCGCCTGTCCTGGGATTAATCTTTCCAGAAGAATGCTGTGTTTTCCCGTAGTGGCAGAATGAGTTGCACTTCCATCTGTCGTATCCTGTTAGAAGTTGAGGTCTTACCACCTCCTTGATTTTTGCAAACCTTTGCTTTAGCATCTTCTTTGTGGCCTCTATGTCTGAATCATCATAGGCCATTGTGAACGGACCCCCATCATTGATGAAGTATATACTAGGAACTATTTGTTTTGCTTCTGGATATAGGTGTGTAAGGGCGTAGTGATATATTCTTAGTTGTGGGTCGCCGCATAGCTTCCAGAAGTCTTTGATTTCTCCTGTCGCCCAATCCTTCCTCATTCCTGTTTTCCAGTCGGTCGCCTCATACACACCATTGCCAGAATCAGTAATAAGGTCTACAGTCCCCTTTATAGAAAGATTGCCATGAAGCCTTGAGCCGTCTGGCATGATGTAATCGTATTCAGCCCAAGGCTCATCAATTGTTATATCGAAGTGTGGTTCAGCATCAATAATCCTTCTCTTTCTAGGGTCATACGCCCCATCAGAATATTCAATAGCTTTCCATGCCCACTTCTCACAATCTTTGTAATCTCTTGCGCTAAAGTCATGTATAGATTTCTGTGTGTAATAATCAAAAGAAAGCCTGCTGAGTTCATTTACAAAATCATCCTCATAGATTCTGTTTGTCGGCTGTTCCCCCAGGGCATCATCGTTAAACGTAGAAGAACCGTCCTGCTCCGCTTTCTTTCCATGGGCCAAGCACTCAAGAACCTTGTGGACAACAGTGCCCTTCTCTGCTTTTTTGCCTCCAGGAGATGGTATGCCCAAAACATAAGACAAAAAATATTGCTGCGGGCACATTCCATAAGCATTGAATGAGCTGCTTCTGAAGTATGTAATTATCATGGATTTCCAAATTTTGCTACCGCGCTATAGTTTATCATCTGCCATTCAGACAAGACGTTGTATAATTCCTCGCTCTGCTGAGACACAGACATGTCTGTGTTATCTATATACGCATCAAAGCCCTTAAAATTATCTAGCGCCGTTTCGCTTGCGTGTTGGTCTTTTCCTCCGAATATGTTTCTGTTAAGTCTAATTACACATCCTCCAGCCCCCTTTATGCCGCTAACCTCATTTGGAAACCTGCAATCAACGACAACGGCTAATTCAGGACTGTCTTTTTTTATCCTCTTAATCGTTGAGTCTACCCAAACATTTGGGTACATTTTTCTGAAAACGTCTGTTCCTACATATTGCATCGCCTCCCTAGCGGTCATGAACCCAGTCTTGTCTTTTTGTGTGTAGCAATCGGACCACTTTATATTAGTGAGAGAGTTTTTATCGTCTTCTGTTCCATAGCATTGCTCTTCTTTTAGGCCTAATATATTTATGCACATATGCTTTAAGTTGTCAGCAAAGTTATATATTTTAATTTTATGCCATATATTTGAACTCATGTAGCTAATCATATTTGGGTGCAGGCTGTCTACGGGAAATACGCATGGTTTATTTTGTCCGTCTGAATCTTCGTAAGGAACAATAAGCCTTCCGTAGTCATCTATATATGCGTATTCCACTAAGTCTAGAGATAACATCGCGCAGCCAAAAAGAAAATTGCCCGCCGTTGTTTTTCCAGATTGCTTTTTACCTGAAATTCCAACTATTTTAGTCATATAATCGCCTTATCTATTATGGGTTTTATATCTGACGTTATTTCGTCTTGATTTAATTCTCCAGCATCTTCTCTTATTTTTGGAAAATACATTCTGTATTGTCTTCCAAGCTGCTCCTTTAATTTTTTAACGCCCTCTCTGCCAGCTTGGTCTGAGTCCAGCATGACAATTATTGACAGAGCGCCTGACCTGTCAAGTAATACTCTTTGAGAGTCAGTCAGGTCTGTGCCAAATAAACCAAGGCTTATGTGTATTCCGTTTTCCTCTAATCTCCAAACGTCTCCAGCCCCTTCAACTAAAATTGCAACGCCTGTTTTTCTTATGTGTTCAGATGCAAACCAATAGTTATACAGATAGTTTGTAGATTTAAATTTTCCGTTTAGCCATTTTTCACAGTCTTTAATTTCGTAAATTGAAGACGGACAAGACTTCTCTGGCTCATGCCATTTTTTACATTTATCACACTGGGGCCATATAGACCTTCCAAGGAATCCAGCCACATACTTATAACTATCATCATATACGGGCACTACAACCCTATTACGTTTATTATACAATCCAACATCGTACTTGTCAAGCACCTGACTAGAGTAACCCCTGTCAATATAATACTTTGATGGAATTTCGATGGATGACCTTAGCTTCTCTCTTGTCCATCCGCTTTCTTCTTGTTTTGGTCGAACGCTAAGTCTTCGCATGGACGAAATATACTTACGTCTTTCTAGGGTCTCTGCATCAGGCTTATTTATTTCATTTATATGATTATAGCCCAAAAATTTTACTAAAAAATTAATGGTTTCATCGTACCTAACATGCTTTGACCTTTGCCTAGATAGCACCCCTCTAACAAAACCTATTATTGTTGAGCCGTAAAGCAGTCGGTCGTTTTTACCTTTTTGTTTTTCGCAGTGATGCGTTCTGCATACCCAGTAACCCCTTACCTCTTCACCCTCTGGATAAAGATTCCATGCAGTGGGGTTGTCTCCTCCGTGAACAGGGCACGAACCCACCATCATTTTTCCATTACACCTAAAGTCTACCCCTAGTTCTGAAAGAAGCTCTTCTATATTTGCGCAGCACATATCTTTGATTTCTTCTATAAGGTCATAATCAAAATAGTGATTTTTAGCTTGTCTCATAATTTTCACCAAAAGGTATATCTTCTACTTCATCTGCAACGTTTTCTGGCTGAGGATTAATTCCTTGCTCTCGCTCCCTCTTTATTTTTAGTTTTGTTTTACCTTCTAATATTCTAGCTTTAGCTCCTTCCATTTTCATATTTATATAATCTCCCCTTGACATCCCTGGCCCATGTCGGTGTTTAATTATTACTAGTTTATGTGTGCCTTCGTCGGGGTCAGAAGCTTGTAGCTCTTCATCGCTTTTGGGCTTGAATATGGAAAAGTTTGTAGTTAGCCACATGACTCTATCCGACCCAGCAACCACATCCGCAGTCTCTTTGTCAATACCGTCACGATTAAGTTGAATCATTGTGAATATAGGAACATCATTTCATACCGCTAAATTGTGCAGCGAGGTCATCATGAATCCAAGAACTTGATATTCTTGCACTCCAATTTTTAAGTCCTCTCCATTCATCAACTTAACATAGTCATATATAATCATGCAGTCTTTAGTTCGACCGTCATCCTCAAAGCCAACGTTTTTGTGAATCCATCTTCTTATAATCGCCAAGCTCTCTTCAAACGGTATGCCAGAAATATTAATATAGTCAATCGGCAGGTTCTCAATTTTATCAAGCGCCTCTTCTACTCTTTTTCTCTCAGAAAAGTTTTCTCCGCACTTACCGCTTTCTAAGTCATTTATTGTTACATCTGCATAATTAGCTCCAAGTCGATACCAGTGGTCTTCATCTGACATTTCCGTGTCAAGATATAGAACGGGAACATCAAGCTCTGCTAGGTGCTTCGCAAGGTTATCAGACAGCATGCTTTTACCAACGCCGCTTCTAGCGCCTATCATGCTTACAGCCTTTCTCCTGCAACCGCCGCCTATTGCAGCATTATAGTTTGGCCAAGGCGTTGGCAGTCCAATTACTTCGGTTGGATTGTCTAGCCTGTCCATGATATGCTCTCTCATACCACTGCTGAGTCTTTGAGGGTCAGTGCCGCTAGCATTTGTTAATTTGCTTGTAAAGTCAAATATACATTTTTCAGCAACGCCCAGTATATGTTCTATAGGCTCGTCTCCGCCAATATCATTGAGTGACGCGTCTGCCTCTCTCATTTGTTGGCGAAGCATTCTGGCTACTTCTAATCTGCTAATTTTTGCGCTAAAAGACCTCACATTTTCAAGAAGTATGTGAGTATTAAAAATACTGTTTAAGTGATTTATCTCGTCTTTCTTTTCTACCAGCCAAGAATATCCAATATCTTTTGCGGCGGAAAAAACAGAAGACTCATCAAGCTTTTTTAGCTCCTTCTCTTCAAAAAGATAAGAGAAACATTTATATATCGCTTGATTAGACCTGTCCGTGAAAGACATTGGGGATAGCATTGGAGCGATGTCAAGATATGCATCAATGCCATATAGGTATAGGCCAGCTAGCACCGCCCTTTCTGCCGCAACATTTTTATTACACCCCTCTGCTTCGCTCACGACGACCCCTTCTTGTGCTGCAGTCATTACATTTCCATGTATTCTCAGATTCGTTTTCTGAATAACCAAAAATTATCGAGGGTGAAGCCTTAGATATTTCTTTGCAAACGGAGCATTTTACATCTATGAGAGATGTGTCGTTCATCCCTAAACTTGCCCTTTTATTTCTCGGTGTTATTTTGACATCTTTATTGTTTCCAACCAAACGCTCTCCTGTTTCTGGGTCAACAAGAGATTCGGTCATGTCATCAACAAAGCCCTGTTCGCTAACTCCAATAACATTTTTAAGCGGGGCTTTACCAACCGACTCTGACCGCATTCTTCTTCCAGAGGTGTCTGTATTTTCGGTATTTCTTGGTGGAGCAGTAAAGTCATTATATCTGGTACTTATCATATTGTCAATGTTTTTATCAACTAATTTCAGGTCTTGCTCTTCCGGAGGAAGCTGATTCTGATATTTAAGCTCTTCTACAGAATATTCTTTTGCAAGAATGTCTTCCTCTTCTTTTTTTATCTCTTCGGCAGTCGGAACTGACAGGGGCTCTCCTGTTATGTTTGTGTAAAGACCGCATATTAACTGCCAATCTTGTTGTTCTACAGCTATTTTCAATATCTCTGAAAAATCAGGCATAGTTTTGACCTCTCTTTATTTCTTGGTATTTGGTTAGCTTATCAGCCTGCGCTCTCAAAGAGTTGGGTAGGTAAATTAGTCGTGAGTGATAGCTAGACGCCTCATCGGCTATTTGTTGCAGCCTCTCAGCAACATCGTCCTGCTTTATTGCGTAAGCTCTTTTTAATTCGTTTTCCATATATCGTGTGATTTGATTTTTTATTATTGGAGCTATGATTGAGTTGATTTTTCTGTTGCACCAATCTATCTTTGATTGCAAAACATTAATTTGAGATTGAACGAAAGTAGCCTCCTGCACAAGCAGGTAAGCGCCTTCTGCGCACTCCTGTTCCGAAAGTTTGTTCAGTAGTTGAGGTTTTATATTTATCCATCTATTAACTTCGGTTGGGCCTAAAGAACCAAGCCCTACAGCAACCTCAAACTGCTTTAGGGCTTTCTCTACTTGTTCCCACCTCTCATCAAGACTCTGATATGATGTCATCCCAATCATTAACCTTATTGTATGGTAAAACTATATACTTAATATTATTCATATCACACCAGCTTTCTTTTTTGGAGTCATTTTGCTTTGACTTTGCAAAACCCCATCTATCTTCATGAAAGTGCGCAACAAACTCATAGTGCTGTCTGCCGTGAACTTCAATAACCGCTTTTCTGTGAGGGAGGTAAAAGTCTGCGTATTGTTTAGTTCCAGGCAGAGGCACTTCTTCTAGTATTCTTTGTGTTGGATAAAGCTCTCTGAGCAATCTTCTGGCGTGTAGGTGTATTTCACTTCTTTTTCGGCCATCATCCAAATCAGGCTGATGACCCGTTGGTGGGAAGTTGTGTTCTTTTCCGTTAAAATCTATTACCTTCATTAAGTCATCCCAAGCATTTCATATATGTCTTTTTGTAAGCAATCAAGATAAAGTGGATTAGCTTTGAGTAGGTCATGAGCTTTATGTTCACCCTGAGCTTGTACTAGCTTTGACATCTCTGGCGTTAATTTGCCTTTCTTATCTACTGACCATTCATCCACACCCAGAACATCCAAATGATTTTGCATGTACTCTAGGACATACCAAGAACCGGAAACCTTAATAAAACCAAGGCTTTTACCTAGACTAATTAGTTCTGCAATCTTGTCAAGCCCGACTCCATACCTGAGTAGAGACTCAATCTTTCTTCCTGGTGGTATGGGTCTAGCAGTAGAGCGAGTAATCCAATTAACTCTTTGCCCTATCTGCTCTGCGTCCTCTGCCGAAGAAGCTTTCCAGGGCTGTATGTATGTGCATTCAAGGTCTACGTCAACCGCATATCTAATCTTACGACCACCACTTCTGCTCTTTGTCTTTTGTCCTGGCCTTGCTCTGGTGTTTGCAATTAAGTGTTGTATGCCTATCACAATGCATTTATTAACAACCACTACTGGAGCTATTCTGCCAATAAACTGAGAAAGTAGTCTGAAGCCACCGTCTCCAGTGACATCCCCAATGTCTGCCTGTAGCTGACGTTCAGTTACAAGCTGAGAAATAGAATCAAGAACCACAACACATCCAGGGTCATTATGTATAAAATTCTCAGCAAAACTGAGCCACTCTTCTCCGCTAAGAATTTTGCTCTGAACAAGGTTTCCTTCACTGTCATCCTCTCTGTATGAACTAACTACGTTTATTTTTTCTAGGTCTAGACCATCTATTCCTTCTAAGTCTCTGGATTTTAGCCTAGCCTCGATGTTTAGATAGTATATATTTTTGCCCATGTCTTGTGCGTTTTTACAAATTTGCAATGCTGTGACAGTCTTACCGCACTTTTCATCGCCAGCAAGAAGCACGACTGAGCCTTCCGGTATTCCTCCTCCTATATTTACATCAATTAGAGGTGACACAGAAACGATTTCCTGCTTATCGGAAACCATTGCGTCTCCACTTCTTACTATATTGTCTCCATGTTTGGCTAATAAATCTTTAGCCACTTTGAATGGGTCTTGTTTCGCCATCTATATTTTTTAACCTCGACAACTTGTTATCTCGTTTATGTAATTTTGGAATTTGTTTAGTATCTCTACTTTGTAATTCAAACTCTGCTTCTTTTGCATTTGAGTCTATTCTTTGCTGGTGTTCGTCTAAAATTTTAGAAAATCCTGAGTATGAAAATGCGCCAAAAGACCTTACATTATAAAGTCGCTTATCTCTAAGTGCGGACGAAATAGCGTCAGCATCATAAATTATTAGAAGAGAAGATGCCATCTGTACTTGTCTTCTGAATATAGACTTCCAGTTTGGTAAATTCCAAAACTTATCTGGAAGCTCAGAGCCTTGTTTTTTTGCTATAAGAGCGCACAGTTTTTCTGTAACCCATTGGTCAGCCCTAATATATCCTCCACCGTAAGATGATAGATAAGGGTTTTTCTGTGATTTTTCTTTTGCCATAATAATATTATTATAGCATAAAAAAGCATGTTGTAAATCAAATTAACGAAGAAAGCATGGCGACTCAATGGAAACAGCTTTTTTCAATATTAATTTACTAGATTGAACATCTTCTGAATTTGCTTTTCTGTTATTTGTTTTCGTCGATACCAAAGCAGGTGTTTCGTACCATTCGTATTCCAAAAAGCCGTTGACCAAAACGCCGCACACATAATGCTGCCTCGTTATGTTTTCGTCAAACTCCTTATGCGCCCCGTAACAAAAATAATATCCTTGTACATCTGGCCCTTCTTGCATGTGGACTTGATGGGAGCGAAACTTTAAGTAAAGACTGTCTATGTCTATAGACTCGTAGCTGCAATATTTTGCCAGCCTTTTCCAAGCAACAGGCTCTTTACCTGCTCTGTCGTCGTCTTGTCTAACAACTAGCCCATTTGAGAGAGATGCAACCCATATAGTTTTATCTTCTAAGAAATTGCAATCTTCTATACATAGACCGTATTTTTCTACGGCAACCTTTTCTACGCTCATAATTCAACTCTTTGGTCTGTGAATTTTGTCTCTATTTTTTGCTTCAAATTCTTCAGCCGGGATGCTATTTCCTTTTACTATTTTTCTTGCGTCCGTTACCTCTGACGCCTGCTGTGTCATTATAGAAACGCCATCCCTTCTTGACATAAGCTCTCCAGCATCGGGAGCCCTAGACAGTCTATCTATCCTTTCCTCTCGGCTCTCTTCAACAGACTCTCTTTTGCTCTTCTCAGACGCATCGTTGACAGCGCTTTCATTTACTTCTTGTCTGTATTTTGCGACTGTTTTTGGCCCTACGCCAGACATTCCAGAAGCAAGCTCGGAGTCATTCTTTTGCAAGTTATTTTGTATATAAAATTTTTCTATATCTGTGAGTTCTCTTGGTTTAGGCATTATCTTAGTTCCCTTTCAGCGTTGTTTAACCAACCTGCATTTCTTGATTGTAAAAATTTTGAATAATAATCAAAACACTTTTCCTTTACGTCTGTGAATTTCCACTCAAGCTTGCCTCTACCTCTAGAATATTTACCCTGAGTTCCTTCTGAAAACATGCCCCATGGATTAAAAATCCTTCCATCCGGCCCCACCTTAACAAAGTACTTGTACCTTATGGAGCCGTTATTATTTTTAATTGTAATTTTTTTAGCGTAGCAATACTCATTTTCCGGCTCTATTTGCTTAGGCTCAGAAAACACATAATGACCACTCGAGTCTTTATCTGGAGATTCGTTAGCCGTATAACCCACAGTGCTTTGCATTGAGCCTGCGGAATCTTCGCCAAGTTTGAAATCTTCCATTTCTTTTGTTCTCGTATCTCTATCCATATTCTTCTGTCTTTCTAGTTTTAACAGTTATTTCTTGATATGTAATGACTGATTCCTCTTCTTTTACATTGTCTGTATCTATCGAATCTATCGAGCTGTAATCTGTTCCTCCTAAGTAAAATTTCCCAATTATTTTTTTTTCAAAAGATTGGTCGTCGCAATGGTCGCAAACAGCAATTATTTTTGTTTCTTGAGATGAATTTTCTTCGGTAATCCACACCTCAACTAAAGGGACTGAACAGTTTGAGCATTCAATGACTCCGCCGTTTTCATTATGATTATTCGTCATCGCTAATATTTTTCTGTTTGTGTTGTTCTTCTGAAATCTGTCTTAGCATTTCATTCTCGGACTCTATACTATCAAAGACATCCCAGACTGACTGATTTTTTTCAAGATTACCAGACACTATTTCAGCGGCTTCAAGAGCGTCGTCAGAAGGAATTTTTGCTGAGAATTGTTTTGAGGATACATCTACTGTCTCAAATATTTTCTGCTTTGTTTGTTTGTCTATGTATGCTCTGTAGGTTATAACGTCAACCACTACTTCAGAAACGGTGGAGCCGGGAATATATTCTCTTTTCCTGGACAACATCTCTTTCTTTTTATCGTCTTCTGTTTTTTCCGATTTCATTTTTCACCAGTCTCTATATACTTCTTTTTTTGCGCGGGCGTCATTACTGATATTTTTTTCATATTTTCCTTAGAGGTTTCCCAGAAGTTGTTTTTTGAGGATTTCTTTTTTCTCTTAACGCCATTTTTCTTATCTATAGCCTCTTTTTGGTCTTGTGAAAATCTCTCGGCATTTCTGTCTGAGAGAAGACCTATAGATATTTTATCGTCTCCAGGCTTATTGTAAACGTGCGGGGCAAATAAAAGTCTCTCTAATTTATTTTTTCCGCATTCTGGACACTTTTTTCTATTTGGTGTGGGCTTCTTTATACTTTGCTCAACTTCAAGTTCATAGTCGCATTCTTCGCATTTAAATACATATGTAGGCATTACAGGCACTTACTCCATCCACAAGATAAACAAGTCACGCAACCCTCCTGTCTAACTAAAGACGAATATCCACATTCAGGGCAAGACTCGCCCTTCTCCTCTGTTCCATCAGGAATATACTTCTTTAGCGCTCTTGACACGCTTCTAGCAAAACAATGCATCTCTCCGTCTACTTTTTCTAGCTGTTGCACTATAAAATGCATATCAACGCCAAGTCTTAAATAGCCAGATATGAGCCTGGTAATTGTTTCTTCGTGGTCTGTACAGGCTGCGGTAATTGGTGAAAGTTCAGTTTGGTGGTCGTCGTCAAACTCTGCTCTGTATACCTTTCTTCTTTTTCTGATTATTTTTCCGCTCTTGATACCCTTGTTGAGAAACCCGTTCTTGCCAGCGAAAACTTCATATGGTTTTCCATCTTTTAGTCCAACTAAAACAAAATACTTATTTGACTGTACACTAATGTGGTACACATCACAGGGTAGCTCTTTAGGCCTTTTCTCGTCTTCTACAGTTTGCTCGGCAGCTTCTTCTTGCTTTTGCTTGGCCTCTTCTACCAGAACTCCTGTCCTGCAATTCTTTCTGTATACAGTGATTCCCTTACAGCCTCTTTCCCAGGCTTCTTCATAAATCTCTTCCACTTGTTCTACTGAAACATCTTCTGGTAGATTTAAAGTAGAACTAATAGCGTGGTCGATGTGCTGTTGTGCCGCAGCTTGAAGTTTAACTCGCTGCTTCCAGTTTAAGTCTTCTGCACACGCTCCAAACCAAGGAGAATCTTCAAATTTTTTATCTGGATTGACGTTCATCCAGTCTTGCAGCTTTGGGTGATACACCTTGAAGTACATCCAGTGGTCTCCGTTCTGGTCAACTTCGTCTGTTCGGAAGTCAGAATCAGAGGGATAGCCCTTTTTCTTTCTTGTATAAGAGGGCATGAACATGGGCTCAATACCACTGGTTGTTTGACATTCAATGCTAACGCTTCCCGCAGGAGCGCATGTTAGATTAGATATGTTTCTACGACCCACTTGTTTCACCTTCTCAAGAACATCTTTACCCTTGATATCTAACCCGCCAAAATCCAGCTTCTCGCTGTACATTCTTTTTAGGAATTTGTTTCCGGATTCTTTCTCGTAGTTCCATACCGGAAATGGGCCAAGGTCTTCTGCCATTTCTGCCGACGAGATGTAGGATGCAAATTTCAGAGTTTTAAAAATTTGGTCTGTCTCTTGAATGCTACGCTCGCTAGCATACTTAAATCCAAGCGCGGCGATTGTGTCGCCAAGAGCCGTAATCCCTAAACCCGTTCTCCTGCCGTTTTTGCAATTATCATAGATTCTATGCCACATATCAAGCTCTCTGGCTTTAATATCTTTTGATTCTGGGTCAGACTCAATCTTTTTAATAATTCGCTCTATGGCCTCCATTTCGAGGTCTATGATATCATCCATCATTCTTTGCGCAATCTTAGCGTCCTCAAAGAATTCTTGATAGTCAAAATAAGCCTTGCTTGTGAACGGCTCTTTTACATAGCCAAATAAGTTCAGTAGAAGAAGCCTGCATGAGTCTAGGGCAGAGAGAGGAAGTTCTGAACAGGGGTTGGTAGAGATAGTCTCAAACCCTTCCTCTGGATAGCAGTCGGCTGGGCTATTCTCAATTACGTTGTCCCAAAACAAAAGCCCTGGCTCTGCATTGTCATGTGCGTTTTCAATTATTTGTCTCCATACTTCTCTGGCTGAAACCTTATTCTTTATCTTTGGTTCTTTAGAATCAACGGGCCATCTTTGTTCGTATTTGCTATCGCTATACACAGCTTTTAAAAATTCGTCCGTAAGTCTTATTGATATGTTTGCGCCCGTAACCTTTGTTCTGTCTTTTTTAATGTTGGCAAAAGTAAGGACTTCTGGATGATGAACGCTAATAGATTGCATCTGTGCACCACGACGACCATCTTGACCTACTTCTCTTGTGCTATTTGAAAACCTTTCCATCCAGCTCGCAATGCCGCTGGTAGTTCGGGAAGAGTTCTTAGTGGACTCTCCGGATGGGCGAAGTTTAGAAATATCTATTCCTACACCGCCTCTTCTTTTAGAAATTTGAGTAATCTGCTCATCCGTCCAGTGAATGCCTCCATAGCTATCTTCTGGAGAATCAAGCACATAGCAGTTAGATAAAGTAACGCACTGGTTTGTATTTCCTATGCCGTACATGGGGCTTCCTTGAGGCACAATTTTTTCAAACCCTTTTAGATATTCATAGACCAGTTGTTTAGATAGAGGTTTTATTTTTGTTTCTTTATATTTTGATTTCTCTACTCTGGCTATCTCAGACGCAATTCGAAGATGCATATCGTCAGGCGTTTTTTCTAAAAGATTTTTATTATTATCTCTAAGAGCATACTTGTCAACAAAAACTTTCGCGGCAAGTTCGTCTCCTTTAAAATATTCTGTGGAGCTACTTAAAGCATCTTCGTAAGAGTACATATTCTGTCCTATTTTATTTCCTTAATTTATAATAGCACTAAGGCACTGAGGGCCTAGAGAATGACCTTGGGTCTTCTGGATGATATACAGTAAAGTCATTAAAATTTTGATAACTGTATGTTATTTGTTCGTTTCCGCCCCCTACATCTCCTCCCGTTACATTAACGGAAGAGAGCCTATTTTGACTGCCTAAATCAACTACAAGGCCCTCTCTCATTATTAACTGTATTGGGTATGCGCTTCTATCAATTCCCCTGTCTGAGTGGGCCTCTATTAAGTCTCCAGATTGTGAGAGAACTCCTATTTCAGCATTAACCTGAACTGGAAATGGAACATACCTGTGATATAGACCTCTTCTACCCAATTCAAAAATCTGCTCTCTGCCCATATCTACTGAGAAGGAAAGGCTTTGCAGGTGAACGTGAAAGTTTCCATCTGGATTCATAACTACTTTACCTTCATTGTTTACGCCAACTATGTCTGATGGTAGCGTAGTTCCGTTGGGTCCAAGCAAAACATCCTCTCTTGTCTGTACGCCGCCATCATTCTGGTAGTCTTCGCCAGCCATATTAAGATTAGTGCTTAAAGACTTAGGGGCATCGTTACCGGCAGAAGATATAAAGCCAGCCTTGAATCCTGTTCCAGAAAAACCTGCATTTCCTGCAGAGTGCCATGTTTTGTGTTGTCCTACTAACGTAACATTTTCTGTGGCATATCCATCTATTCCAATGCTATACGAAACAGAGTCAACCATAACTCCTGAGCATAGAACGTGCTGTAGTGCGCCTCCCGTACCTTCGGCATCACTAACACCGCCTGCAACAGTTTGGCTGTCTGTAAAAACAGAAATTAAAAAATCGCATTTGGCGTCTGCCCTGCCAATGAGAGTGCTGTCTGTAGCCTGAGTGCCTTGTCCTGTTGCGAGTACATATACTGGGCAATATCCGTCTAAAACTTTTTCTACATCTATAGAAACCTCTGGAAGACCCTCGATATATTCGTAAACAGATAACTGTCCAAGCTCAAAGGTTTGAGATAGATTAAAAGTAGTTCTCATACCCACGGACTGAAGACCATGCATTTGAGTATAATTTGCTGTGCCCTTTGCTCCCTCGGGACCAATTCCTGCACGTTTTGCTGCGTAAAATACTCTATGGGTAACTGGCATTTAGCTATTCCGGTTATTCTTTTTTCTATTCTTTTTGTTTTTTTTGGACTTAGGCGCGTTATTTTTATTGTACCATCCAGAAAAACTGGTCGCGCTATCGCTGCCAAAAGTTTTTGTTTTGCCCGTGGGGTTGCCGTTTTTATCTCTTACCTGTATGGTTATTTCAAAAAACTGCTCTTCACTTTTTTTATTAAGATTAATTTTTGTCATGTAATAAATATACACCTAATTACTGAGAAATTGTTGAGGCCAAATAATTTATTATTTTGTCAAAATCTGGCTTTACCCACTCTATTTTTATATCACCACTTTTTACTAAAATTTCAAATATACTTTTGTCTTCTGCTTCTTCTCGATATGTTCCGTGCCCATCAAAGCACACAAAATGCTCTATACCCTCTTGGTACAAAGATTTTGCGCAATCAAGGCATGGGCGACCTGTTATATAAGCCGTACATCCCTCTGGCCTAACTACACAATTTGCCAGTGCATTTCTTTCTGCGTGGACCATCCATTTATATTTTTCTGGTCTCTTATTTGGAAGAATATTATCTGGCATATTAGCAGGAAAGCTATTATAACCCACTCCTATAACTCTGTTTTTTTTATCGGCTATAACGCATCCGTGTTTTGTTTCTGCGTCAGCGCTCCTTGTGCTAGCTAGCTTTGCCATTGTAATAAAATACTCAGTCCAAGATGGTTTGTCAATGGGCTCTATTTTATTTTTTACATTTTTTAAATATTCTAAAGATTTTTCAGAAAAAGACATAGCTCTTATTTTTCAAATTCTTTCTTTACGTTTTTTTGAACGCAGTCACATAGATAATTCTGTGCATGGAGTTCTTCTGCAAATTTTATTTCTAAATACCCTCTTCCTAAGCATTGCTTGCACTTTTTAGAAGCGTAGCCCTTTATTAGATTTTCATCTTGCATTACGGCTTTCATCACTGACTGAAGGCTATTTTTATTATTTTGCATTGTTTTTAAACGAAGGCTCTAGTAGTAAGTCTACAAAAAACTTTATTTCCCTGTATACCTTTGATTGAGTTGTCATGTCAAAAATCTTTGTGCCTTTTTCCCTTATCCACTCTCTCAAGTCGTTGCCTTGTTCATGTGAGCGTGCAGACCAGTCACACACCATTTCAGCTATATATACTTTGGGCATTTGGTGTATTGAGCCCCAGTATTCTGGGTGATGTGGGTTGCTGTTTACATGCTGTTTTTTAGCAGAATCAAAAAGCTCTTTTTTCGTGGAGTCAATAAATTCTGGCCTAAGATAGAGCCACTCACACCCTCTAAACTTTGAGTAGTCATGTATTTGGCCATTTGATATTAGGTCAATACCTAGCTTTTCATTTCCTGATTCTATAATTCTTTCACCAAGAAGAAGTGAAGATTGCCGCACATTATCTACATGTCTTAGCAAAGACCTAAGATGTTTTTCGTCCTCTTGATTCATTGTTAGACTCTTGCAGTTTTTACATTTCTTTTATCGAGTCTACTGTTTCTATCTCGGGCTTTCCTATAACATACCCTATTTCACCAAGCAGAACTTGCGGCATTACATGGCCGTTTCCTAAAACTATGTCTGAATATCCATCTTTGTAGTTTATGACTTTATGTATTGGAATATATCTTCCGCCCTGCCATTTTTCCCCATAAGTTCCTCCAGAGTTGTCAAGAAATGTAAAGTCTCCACCAACCTCTACATATATTTGACCTTTACATTTTAATGATTTGCTCATAATTATCTCCTTCTTCCGCAACAGCTTCGTCTAGACTGATTCGCCCTACTATTTATTTTTCTAACTCCGTTTACGGTAGTGTCTGGCTCTGGTTGCTCTGTCCAGTATTTCATGGATTCAAGATTTTTATCTTTATTATAATCAAGATTTTTGTCGCTTACACCTGAGAGTGTGGTTTCTTCATTAACGTGTATATTTACAAGCCCTTCTCCAAGGTCGCTAATGTAAAGAACGCTTAAAGTCTGACCTGAATTCAAATCAATTTCTGATTCATCTACGGACGAACCCCTAACGTCAATCCTTTTAACATTTTTTATTGTGTTTTTTACATGAACCTTCATGACAATAAACCAATTTTAATAAATAAAAAGGCGGCAGCAGTTTGGTGTGTTGCGAAGTTTTGCTGATTATCTCAACTTATCGCTTTAGGTAACAACGTTGTTTAGGCTTCGCCGCCGCCTGACCGTGATTGTTAAACATATCTTCGGTTCCTTTAAAATGAAGCCGATTTTAAATACCTTACACGTATATATTATACACCTAAAGTGAGTATTGTCAACTAAAAAAGGCGGCAAGCTTTTGCCTGCCGCCCCTATTCACTTTAACTACTTTTATTAGCCAGTTTTAGGTTTGTAGTCGTCCTGTGTCGGGACAGCTAACGAGCCAGTTCTAGCCTTAGATGTGCCGGTGTAGACCAATTCGCCAGGAATCGCTCTAGTTGGATTAGCAGCCGAATCATTAGATGCGGTTGAGCCGTTTCCAGCAGAATCAATGTAGTTGGTTGCAGTTCCTCCAGCAGAGCTGGTAGATGCGTGCGAACCATCTGCGTTTGTTGTGTATTTCGGAAGGGTAAAGTAAGTTTCCAGGCCGTGAATGGAGCCTGTGAAACGACCTTTTCCTTGACCGCCAGACAAAAGCGTGGTATTATCAACATTGTTAATTGCATCGGTAAGTCTAATGCCAATGTATTTGCCAGCCTTGCCTTCATAAGCAAACGTTCCGCTACCCTTGGCTGTGATTACGCCACCATTGCTAGGTGAGCTAAAGTTTCCAGCAGAGGGTGTTCTCTGTTTTCGGTTTCCGGGCGTTCCTTTAAAACGACCTTCTCCGTCACCAATAACTTGCCCAAATCCAGCGTCGTTAATGGTTTTTGTGGTTACCGGCACGTTGCCAGCATTTACAATCGTGGAACCATTATTTTTAGCGGCTCCGCTTGTTACAGCTTGTGATGCCATAATTTATTTCTCCATATAAATGGATAAAATTTCCTGTAGTCCTAAAATCTTAAATCCCGTTCCTAAGTATTGTGTACACCGAACTTAGTCGCTCGATGTGAAGTTTATTCCACCTGTACCAAATGTCTTTCTGTTTGTCTTCAAAGCATTGTCATCAGCCAGTCCAGAGCCAGAAACTTTAGGAGCTATGAAGTAGGCTTCTCTACCGCCTCCAGAAGAAGCTACAACCGAGCCAGCAGAGTCATATTGAAGTTTAGGTTTCGTTCTGCTTGACAGCGGTCCTCCAGCGGGTGCTGAAGCTCCAGCTCCAAATGGCATTACGTTATCTCTAAATCTAGTTGGTGTTGCGGAATAGATGTCTACTCTGCCTGTTGGCTCATATATTCCAACTATAATGTTTCCCTCACCGTCAGTTGCAGGGGCACCGTTGTATCTAGTGTCTTGCGCGTAAGGTGCGCCGACAGCTATAACTGGAGATACAACGTCTATGATAGAAACGTCTGTTCCAAATCTTTCGTGATGAGAATGCTTGGGCATTTTCACTAAGCCTTGAAGGTCTTGGAAGTTTGGTCGAGCGTATCTTAATCTTCCATATACATCAAAAAAATCATTTCCGTCCATATCTAAAGGGTATACGGGACTTTCCTTACCAGGAATTGTTGGCCCATATTTAATCCAAACATCCTGTCTGTCTGAGCCTAAGTAATGCTCTCTTCTTGCCGCATCTCCATCTTTGCCTTCCCACACATATCGGAAAGTTTTTACAGAGCCGATACCGTATTTGCTTCGCTTGCTTGCGGTCTTGAATAATCCTGGTGCGACTTCGCCTCCACCTCCACCACCTTGGCCAATACTTGAAAGGTAAAATCCATCTTTAGTGTAACAATCTTCTGAGCGAGAGTCTGGCTTGTAGATGTAGTTGTACTTGTAAAATTGTTCTTCTGGCACTTCTTCTCCCAAGAATACGCCGAAATCGGTCCCTTCAAATTCAGCCTTAGTCATGGCCGTCAACTGTTCACAGTCAGAAACATCAAATCTTCCATCTGTGCCAGGACAACCTACAGCAAGGTAGTCGCCAGTCTTGCTAAGTGCAACTGAGTATCCCATTTCACTTTGAGGATACTGTCCCACCATCATTTTTCTTGCGCTATATTTACCCTTGGGTAACCACTCAAGAGTAGTGTAATAGTGTTTTCTGCCAACAGGAACTATATTGTACTGCCAAATTGTTACTCGGCCTTCGCAGGTTAGGCCTGCATAATTGTAAGTAAGACCATTCCGTATGCTCCATTCACTGTATAAACCGGCAGAGTCGGGAGGACCTGCTGGGGCGTCGCCATCAAAGATTGGGACGCCAGCGGCTCTCTCCGCAAATGTTCTCTTGCTAAAGTCATACTCAGCAACACTCTTGCTATAGAACGGAGAACCAACTGCAAGCATAGGATTAAATCTGCCTGCGGTAAGTGAGGCAACACTGTTATACATCAATGAAACTGACCAGCCAAGCATTTCTCCAGACGCGGTTCCTACAACACGTTGGTGTGACCTTTCCGAGCCAGTGCCTATCTTTCTCTTCAATTCCTTCCATGGGTAGTTAATTACTCCGCCAGCACCTGTTCTTATGAAACACTCTGCGGTTCCGCGAGTACCAGATGCGTTAGGCGCACCAACCGCCAGGATTGTTGCTTCTTTGTTAGTGCTTATGGAATATCCAAATTTGTC